ACCAGTCCCATGTTATTGGTATCGTGCGTCATTGTGTTGCCAGTTCCAAACTGGGCTTGTTTTCCAAATCTATATCCATTTGCCATATTTTTTCTCCGTTTTATTTCAAACACCGAGTCACCGAAGTGCTCACCGATTAAATATTGTGGGGACTTTAACCTGCCCCCAAAGGTTGAGTATTTTAGCCTACACTCAAAGGCTCATCAACCTTAACCTGAGTTACCGTTAATGAAAAGACATCCAACTTCAGGTCGAATAACCTTAAGACCATATCTCATAGACATATACGAACCGACGATTCCGAAACCGGGGTTTGCTTCTTCTACAGTGAGAGGTCTTCTTTCTACGTAAACCATTGGTTTAACGGAAAGGTCAAAGACTCCAAATCTTGTTGATGGAACATATGCGTTCACAACAACAGTTAGACCATACAAGGAACCAACAACACCAGTAGAAGCAGTCGTAGAGACTGGGCTTCCGGGCATCATAGCTGCTTGAGTTGGGTTAGCTGCACCACCTGCTTCTCCCATACCTGCTGTAAAAGCAGTTACGAAGTCACCTAAGTCTAATAAAGACTTGTAGTGAGCTGGAGAGATGAAAAGATGGGTTGCGTTGTATCCATGAGTAGATGTTCGGTCAATACCTTGAGTGATATCAGAGAGAGCTAAGTCTCCTGCTGCGTCACCTGCGGCTCTTACATATCCGTTACGAATTAACCTTGCGGATGATTCGTTACCATATGAGTTCAATCTTGAACTTCCACTATCGATATCTCCTGCTGCCATACCGGAACCGAAAAAGCCAGAGTAAGGGTTGGTTGCAAACGCAGTTATGCTACCTACACCAGCCTCAGCTGTAGATTCATCGATTGCGATAGTTCCGAATGTAGTATCCGCAGTGTTTGCGCCGAAAATGACTTTGACAACGTTGTCAGTCATGTGACGGTCTACAGCTCTGCGAGCTTCATTCAAAGCCATTTCAACTTCGTTGAAACGTGAATCTTCAATCATTCTACGGGTTACACCTACTGCAATACCCCATTCTAACACGGAGACACGCTCTGAGCGTAGCTTAGTGTGTTGGTATTCAGGGGTTGTTCCCTCGTTTATTTGTTCAAGCTTCATGCTTGGACGTGCTAGGGTAATATCAATATTACCGCCGGTATCTGTAGTCATTGGTTCAGCGAAAAATGAGAAAACTGGAAGCTGTGTGACTTTGTAGTCCATGATTGCTTCTTTGTAATCTATAAGTACTCTTTCTCCGAGACCTCCGTCTATAGACCCAGTATTCATACTGGTTAAAAGACCGGATGTTGGGGTTGGGTAATCTGTCATATCTATTTACTCCTTATTTGGTCAGAACCTTTATATAGGTTACTACTCCACTGTGTCCTTCTAACGCAACTGCTACGATTTTACCAGCGGTTGAACCTGCTACTAAAAGTCCGTTTACGGTGTCTACTTCTAAACTACCGCCTGAAGCGACAGTTCCTGTTGCTAAAGCGTTTAATATAACGCCTTTTCCTGTTACTACAGAAGCGATGCTTCCAGAATCTACATTTGTTAATGCAAAACCTAGAGTATTTAGAGCTCCAACCCCTGTTGCGGGGTCTACTTCTCCATCGATTTCCATAGCAAGTATGTGTCCACCTGAAATGGTGGCTCCTGCTGTGAAGGGAAGTATCCTTGCGGGTGCTCCTCCATCATTTACTAATATTTCTGTTGCCATATTTATTTACCTCTTTTGTAGATAGCACGGTTTAATCTAATACTACCGTTCTCTACTTTCATGCCGACTGGACTTTCGCTTACTGGAGCTACATCTTCTGATGCTACTTTACCTTTACCGAAAGTTCTTTCGACGTCCATGTTTGGCTCTGGCATTGCTGCTAGAGCATCGTTAAACCCAGTCAATCTGGATTCATCCCAAGCGGATAGTTCCTCTACACGTGCATCCTTCTTATCTTCTTCGGTAGTACCAAATAAGACTTCGCGGGATATAATTGCTTCGACGGTTACAGCTTTCTTAGCTTCTGCTTCTGCGGCTAATCGTTCTTCTTCGGCTACTTTGAAAGATTCTAACTCTTTCATAGCTGCTTTAAAATCAGATTCGATTTCTGCTTTAGATGCTTCTGCTGCTTCTAGCTGTGAACGTAGTGAAGCGAATTCGCGTTCGACAATGTTCTCTGCTTCGGATTTTACATTAGTTTCTACTTTATCTTCTGACATAGTTTGTTCCTTTGTATTATCGCATTCACATTTTCCTTCATGGCCACCACAACCACAGTCGTGGTTATCATCAGGTATGTGTGAATCACATTTCGTTTCTATAGTACATTCCTTACAGACTGGGTCCATCTTTTCATTGTCAATGAAACTTACCTCTGTGGGACGAATATTGGTGGCATAAGTGTCACCCATGACATCAACATCGTTGGAAAACCAATCGATACTAACATGCGTCATATCTCCATCCTTAACTTTTTTCATTACTTCTTCGCCGCGGCCATATTTGTTAGATACTGTTGCCAACATCTTTACTGCGGTCTTTCCATTGTCCATCTCGATTAGCTCTGGATTAGCAGCCATGCCGATTAAGTCCTCGGCTGTTCTTTGATGGTCTACATATATCGGAAGGTCTGCAAAAGAAGTTAAATTATCTTTTAGCATTCCTTTTTCAATATAAACTTGATTCATATCTCCCTCGACTTCATATTCGTGAAGCCCAGAGGTTATAGCGATAACTGGGAATGTTACTGAATCTACTCCCTCTTCGCTTGTAAATGTCAATTCCTCACCCTCATTAACTGAAAGTGCAAATGACCTTTGTACGGGTTCAATAGTTTTGTCCTCTGCAAACTCCCGTTCTACTCCATTCTCATGTGCCCACATGCTACACATGCCAGCTGCCATCTCTTCGGGATTATCAAAACCCCTCTTCTTTAGCGTAGCTTTAGTAGCTATCATACATTTTTCGAATGTCATGCTCTATCTCCTGTTACATTTGCTGAGGGTTTGTTACCCCTGTTTTGTACTCTAGCGGATTCCTCAGTCTTATCTTGATTCTTTCCTCCAGAAATATTTGCATTCTTATCACTCTGTTCTTGTTTGATTGGAGATGCCTTAATATCTTCAGAAGTTTCCATATCTAATTCTGCAACTCCTTCAGGGTTAAGACCACGCTCTTCTCTAACTTCACCGGGTGATAGTACACCTTCAGACAGATATATCATATCAGTCTTGGCCTTAGTAAATGCATCTTGAACATTAATTTGCCTAAACTTAAATCTAGCTTCTCCCTGTTCTAATTGGGGCATAAGCTGTGCATTGAGTGCTCCTTCTATTAATGATTGTAGATAACGAACGTAAGGTTCAAAAATAGGTCTTGCTCGTTCTGGTTCTGTCCACATAGTCATAGGTACTTTAAGTGCCATATGAATTTTGGCTAGTATATCATCTGTGTATTTGCCGTATTCAAAAGCTCTCTGTGTACCCTGTAATTCTTTTATTTGTATGTCGTTACCATGGATAATATCTTCACCCGGGGATAAATTATTAAAGGCATCAACTATTTCGTTTATTTTATCAGGTCCATAGGGCATATCTGGTAATCCTGCACTTACATCGAATCTACTTGAAGCATATTTATTTAATGCTGCGCCTATATCTCTTTCGGCATAATCTTTTAAATCTACTAAATATAAAATAGGGTGTATATCTGATAAGCCATAAGCATAATCATCAAACGTATTGTTTTTTAATTCTATTATTTCGTTTTCTTCAAAACGTATGTTCTCTTTGTCATCGCCTACCTTCTGATAATAATATTCTATTTGTCCATGCTCATTCCTTTTAACATACATATTCTGGCTAGACCTTAAGACTAAATTGTCTCCGGTCCATTCTAAATACCCTGTTCCAAATATTCTAGCATTTCGAACCCATCCATATAAAATATTTTCTATATTGATATCTCTGAACATTGTTTCGACCTCTTCGCGTATATCGTCATCATCGGTTACAATGTCAAAGTTATCTTTGACAGCATATAAGCAGGGTAAGTCGATTAAAGTTCTTATTATAGGGTCAGAGAGGTACACATTCATGTATGTACGATTCTTACCTATATGTGGTTCGTAGTCCTTACCTTGGGCAAAACTACCAATACCACTACTAAGTTTCAATCTTTGGATTACACCCGCACCATAACTGCGAGGGTCGTCTTCTTTGTACGAAGGGTTGCTTCCGATAGAGGCAAACCTGCGTCTAACATTATCTATAAACGACATGGCTTTTAATAACTACCCAAGTAGAGTATATAAAGTTTGGCCTACATGTTCCTTAAAGAATGCTTGTTTAGGGTAGGACTGCGCCTAGTTGTTGCAAAAAGTGGACCTTGTGAATAGTTTCCCATAGTTCTCCCCTTTGTTCTACCAATAGGTCGCGACACTATACTTTTCCCATAATTACCTGACATTGGTAACATACTAAGTGTAGCATGTATACCCATGGCTGAACTATCGCAGTAATCATCATGTTTACCACTCGGTGCTGAAATCTTCTCAGTTTTATTAGCTATATCCATAGTATATTCAAGGTCTATATGTTCTCTAGTCCATTTATGTACGAGTTTTGCTTCAGGTGGAGCTAAATTGTCTGGGTTCGGTACTCTAACCCTTCCTTGTTGAATGTATGATTGAAAATCTCTATACATTTGGGTTTTAGTTCCTCTAGGTCCTCCTGTAAATATAAAGGCTACAAAGTGAACTTGTGAATCCATACAAGCTAATCTCAGGTCGTGCTCAACCGCACCACCAATACCCGTACAATCCACAATAAGGCGATTAGCCCCAAGCTGATTGGTAACATCCATAATACGTTGACGTTGGTATGGAATATCGTGTCCACCAGTTCTGGCATTAATTTCTTCCAAGTATACAAGCCGTGCGATATTGGTTTCATCAGATTTTTCAAGGGACCATGCACTAATGACAGTAGAGTTAACAGATTTGCCAATGTCAACACCAACAGTAATATTGCCTCCTCCCGACTGTCCATCCCCATCCAATCTAGTAAGTTCGTAATTATCATAACATCCTTTTATTTTTTCTGGATTAAATATATTCGCTACAGACTCTACAAAGTCACATTCGTATTCTGTCCTCCAGTAGATAGAATCTTCTCCCCATTCCGTCATTTTATCTAACATTTCTTCTTCAGTGTAGGGAGGTGAATAAGCGTCCCCTTTCTCTACTGCATCTCTCCATGTGTAATGTAATCTTTTAAATGTATCGGCATAACCATCGTCATATAAATATTTATACATGTGGTTATCTTTAGATTTAGGTGTACCGAGATTAATAAAGGGTGCTTTGTTAGCTATTATACAAGGCTCTACATTATCAATGAACAATTTATCGTCGATGAGAGGAGACTCATCAACAACTAGAAACGTAGGATGTTGTCCCCGTATAGCTTGTCCTTGGTTACTAGGCGCCAATGGAGCTCTACGCATTATAGTGCCCCCCTTAAGTGTTATGTTGGGCTTGTTATGAAAACGATAATTCTTTACTAAGCCATTTAAAAAGGAATTATCTGCAAAATGTCTATATACATAGTTAAAGATTAATGCTGCTTGGTCCTCTGTAGGAGCCAATATAAATACTAAGTCTCTAAATCTATTAAAGAACATATACATAGCTACCGCTACAGACAAAGCGAATGATTTCCCACTGCCTCGTGGAGCTAAGATGGCTAGTTTAGTTTGCTTACCATCATCTCTAAGCATTAAACTTTCTAAAACTATATTTTCTTGTAATGGCCTGAGTAAAAGTGGACGTTGTTTTCCATCGATTAGATACGTTGAGCAAAAAGCTTTTATTAATTTGCGCATCTTTTCTTTATCTTGTCTACACTTATTGAATATATTCTCTAATGACCTTGAATCTAGTCCGCCTTTACCTGTCATCAGGCTTTTCAGATTTTTTTGTTCTTTCATCGTCCGATAATTCTCCTAAAAATGAAGCAAATGCTTCGGTGTTCTTTTCTACAGTAGTGGGTACTTCTATGTTCAATGCTCTGAATTCAGTATGTATGTCTTTAACGATTGTATTTCTTTGACGCAAGAGCTCTGTTCGAGCGTTAACATCCCGAATAGATACAAGAATTTCTTCCCACAGTATGTCTTCAAGAGTAAGATTACGCGCCAGAAGACGGACAAGCTCTTTATGACGTGCATATTCAGCTTCTCCAACTCTCTGACGTAATCGTTGCTCGTATTCCTCTACGTTCA